TTTAGCGGGGTGTTTTTGGCGGTCGGTTTTGGTCGGTTTTTGGCGGTTTTGACGCATTTCTCAGCGCAATTGTCGCTTTTGTGCGGTGATGTGTCGCTTTCGAGGTGTTGGGACAAGTCCCGGATTTGGCGTGTTTTCGCGGTTGTCCAGCGGCTTGTCGCGCAAATTTCTTTGGCGGGCGAATGACTTAGCCTTTTAAGATACATAGATACTATTAAACTATAGAAACAAAGGAAATTAGTATTGTTATAGTATAACAAATTAGAGATATCTAAGTACTTATAACTATGTATATTATTATAATGGCCAACCCGGTTTTAGGTGTCACAGAGACCCAAGATCTAACGAACGCGTTGATATCGCTCGCAAAAACGCTGGACAATCTCAAAAAACCTCGTGTCCCAACCCCTGTTTTACCGGCATCACGGGCTTGTAACCGACTATAAAACAAGGTAAATACAAACTTGTCCCACGAATTAGTAAGGAGATGACGATGGAGTATGCGAAACAGCGCGTCGGACGCAAGTATCAGACAGCCAGTCGGGCGGACGCAACCGCACTGTGCTCGAGCCTTCTCTACTACGGGTGGACTACGGAGACGCACAGCGAGGCGGGCGGCGTCACCGTGCGCGTGAAGGGGCGCACACCATCGCCGACGCACGCGGTGTTTCGTAGGTTGCTGCGGCGCGCTAAGATGCTACCGGTCGGCAAGTCAACGCCGATCGGCGACCGTGGACGATGGCGCGAGGATCACTGGGGAGAGGTGGATATGTACGACCTCGAGGCGACGCAGCGCGTCCTACGCCGTGAGCAGCGACCGAAAAAGTTCGTCCTTGACAAGGGCGCGCGGACGCTCATACGGACACGTTGACCCGGTAAGCCAGAACAAGTATCAACGGGGTATGACAGACACACCGGAACAGACCCCGATCGACCGCGCGCAGTTCGACGTACACCCTGACGTCGACACGCGTTTCACGACACGCGTGCTCCTGCCTCGTAAGCGGCGGATGGTGGACGCGTACGTTCGTACGGGCTCGTACACGGCGGCGGCGACCGCCAGCGGGTACAGCGCCCAGACAGTCAAAAAGTACATCACGACCGACAAAACGGTGCAGCGGGCGATCGGCGAGATCGTCGATCAAGCGGCCATACTGTCCGGCGTGACGCTTGAGCGCGTGCTGCAGGAGTACGCACGGCTCGCGTTCAGCGACATCGGAGAGTTTGTCGACGTGATCCGCGCGGCGGGAGACAGCGAAGCCGCGCTAGAGATGCTGGCGAACATGCCCGCCGACCAGACCGCGGCGGTCAAATCGCTCAAGTACGAGCGCAAGTCCGAGGACGCTGAAGGCGGCGCGTACGTTACCGGCAAGCTCGATCTCACATTCCACGACAAGAAGGGTGCGCTGACTGACCTCGGGCGTATTCTGTCGGTGTTCAACGATAAGCTGACGATCGAAGACAAGACAGCGTTCGGCGAGAGACTGGCGAGCGCTGTCGCCAAGATCGAAGAGCTCACCGGGGGCGCCGATGGTTAAGATCAGCCTGACGAGCCAAGAGCTGGATCAGCTGGCCGACGTCTGCGCTAAGTGTCGCTACGACCCCTTGCTGTGGGCGGAGACAGCGTGGGGGTGGGGCCACGGCGATCTCAAGAACAAAGATCTGCGCGTCTGGCAGGCCGAGATACTGGACGACATCGCCACGCACCTAGCAGATCCGGCGACGCGGCACACACCGCTGAAGATCGCCGTCGCCTCGGGGCACGGGATCGGTAAGTCGGCGGAGATGGGCATGATCGCAAACTGGGCCATGTCCTGCCACCGCGGCGCGCGGGTCGTGATCACGGCCAACACCGAGGGACAGCTACGCACGAAGACATCGCCGGAGATTGCCAAATGGTTCAGCACGTCGATCTCGGCACCGCTGTTCGACATCGACACGCTCAGCATCAAGGCCAAGCAGGACACCAAGGACACCGCGTGGGCGATGGATTTTACCCCGTGGTCAGAACACAACACCGAGGCATTCGCCGGTCTGCACAACGAGGGGCGCATCATCGTCCTGTTGATGGACGAGGCGTCAGGGATCGCGAACAAGATCTGGGAGGTCGCCGAGGGCGCGCTGACTGACGAGAACACGATCCTGATCTGGGTGGCGTTCGGCAACCCAACCCAAAATGTCGGCGAGTTTCGCGAGTGTTTCCGCCGCAACAAGGACGAATGGTTGCGCAAACAGATCGACAGCCGCGAGGTCGAAGGTACGAACAAGGCGCAGCTGCAGCGACTGATCGACAAGTGGGGCGAGAACAGCGACCGGGCTAAGGTCCGCGTACGCGGCATGTTCCCATCGTCGTCGACACGCCAGATGATCCCGACGCACGTTATCGACGAGGCGCGTGGCAAACATCTGCGCAAGAGCGAGTACGACTTTGCCCCGGTGATCCTGACCTGTGACCCCGCATGGACGGGAGCCGACGATCTGGTGATCGCGAAACGGCAGGGGCTGCACTTCGAGATATTGGACGTGATCCCGAAGAACGACAACGACATCTTCATCGCCACAAAGCTCGCGCGGTACGAAGACAAGTTCGACGCCGACGCGGTGTTCGTGGACCTCGGCTACGGCACGGGGATTGTCAGCGCTGGGCGTACGTGGGGGCGCAGCTGGGAGCTGATCCCCTTTGGCGCGAAGTCAGCCGAGCCCGGTTTTGCCGACATGCGCGCCTACATGTACGATCAAGGGCAGACGTGGCTCGAAGAGGGCGGCGCGATACCGGATGACCCGGACTTCTACGAAGAGCTCATATCCATCGAAACACTGCCGGACAACAACGGCATCGTACGACTAAAATCGAAAGAGCAGATGAAGAAGGACGGCATACCGTCGCCTAACCGCAGCGACGCATGGGTGCTGTCGTTTGCACGACCGGTGTCGAAGAAGCGGTCGAAGCAGGTGGACGGCGAGCCCTACCGCAGTGCCGTGCTACAGGCGAGCAATCGATACATGAACAGCGACGGAGAGTACGACACAGGCGCGTGACAAAGCGCACGTGCGGTGGTAATGGGGCGACGACGACAAAGGAAACGCGAGATGTGCAAAGCAAATACACCGACGTACACACCACCGCCGAAGTACGCGCGACCGCAAGAGCCGGACAACGCGGCGCTGTATGACGAGGCGGTGAACCGGGCGGCGATGCGCGGCGGCGGCAAGCGGCGCAGCACGATCCTGTCGGGGCTGTCCGGGGCGACCACGCCACCCGTACTTGGGCGGGCGGGGCAACAGCAACAACCGGCGACGGTGCTAGGGTGAGATCATGAGCAGTGAACAGCTGAAACAATTGAACGCCGTCGGGACCAACCTGAAGGAACTGCGCACGCCGTTCGACCCGCACTTCCGAGAGCTCGGAGAGTTTTTCATGCCCCGCCGTTCGCGGTTTTCGCACGGGCAAGATCACAAATCTCAAGAGCGTGTGAACCGCAAGATCATCAACCCACGGCCACGACTGGCACTACGCACGATGCAGTCCGGCGTGCACGCGGGCATCACCAGCCCGGCGCGTCCGTGGTTTCGCCTGATCACGGCGGATCCTGACCTGCGGGAGTACGGCCCGGTGAAGGAGCACTTACACTCTGCGCAGCGCGAGATGCGGCAAATTCTGCAAGCGTCCGGCATGTACACCATGCTGCACGTGCTGTGGGGCGACTTAGGGCTGTTCGGCTACGATGGCGCGATCATCGAAGACGACGAAGAGAACAAGCTGCACGGGCAGCCGCTGGTGCCCGGCGAATACTGGATCAGTGCGAACGCACGCGGGATGGTGGACACACTGCATCGTGAGTACCGTATGACCGTCAAGCAGATCGTCGGGAAGTTTGTGTTCAAAAACGACCCGCGCGGAACGCCTGACTGGTCGACAGTGAGCAACACAATCCAGAACATGTGGGACAACAACAACTACGCCGAGAAGATACCCGTGCGGCATTTGATCATGCCGCGCGCCGAGCGGGACGCCCGGTCGAAACTGGCGGCGGACAAGCGCTTTATGTCGACGTACTGGGAAGAGGCGGCGAGCGACAAAGTGCTCGGCGACCTTGGCTACGATCAGAACCCGATCCTTGCGTCGCGCTGGGATGTCGAAGGCACCAACACGTATGGCTCGAGCCCTGCGATGGACGCGCTGCCGGACGCCAAAGAGCTGCAGCGCAAAGAGCGCGACAAGGCCGAGGCGATCCGCCGGATGAACCGACCGCCTATGAACGCACCGGTTGAGATGCGGAACAGTCCGTTCTCGCTCATGCCTGAAGCGGTCAACTACATGGCGGACCCGAGCAAAGGGATGGTCCCCGCGTATCAGGTCACACCACCGATCACAGAGCTGCGCAGCGATATCGAGGACAGCGAAATGCGGATCGACGAGGCGATGTACGCAAACCTGTTTCTCATGATGGCGCGCATGGATCGACGCCAGATCACGGCACGCGAGGTCGACGAGCGGCACGAAGAGAAGCTGCTAGGTCTTGGCCCGGTGCTGGAACGTCAGCACAAGGAGAAATTGGCGGTCTTGCTGAAACGCGTGTATGCGAAGGCGGTCGACGGCGGGAACGTCGCGCCACTGCCGCCCGAGATGGCAGACATGCCGGTTACCGTTGACTACATTTCGACGCTCGGACAAGCGATGAAGGCTGTCGCCACGGGTGGTATGGAACGGCTGTACGGTTTCGCGGGCAACCTTGCAGCGATCGACGGATCTGTGATGGACAATTTCGACAACGATATCGCGGTCGACGAATACGCCGACATGGTGGGCGTGCCGGGCAATGTCATTCGCACGAAGGAAAAAGTCGCGGAGATGCGCGAACAACGCGCCGAGCAGGTGCAACAGCAACGCCAAGCCGATCAGACGCAGCAGGCGGTCGAAACCGCTGGCGCCGGGGCACAGGCGGCCAAGGTGCTATCCGAGGCTAGCGGCGACCCACGGTCGCGCAGCGGCGACATCCTCAGCACGTTGGGGTTGACACGTTGACGCAGGGGCGACGAACAGGTAAGAGACACGTATGGCAGACGGCATGAACAGAGCGCAACGACGCGCGAAGCAGCAGATGGACAACGACGTGCGCGCCGTGCTTGCGCACGCGCCTTCGTTGCGTTTCCTCTGTCGCATACTGGACGAGTGCCGATACTACGAAGACCCTTTCGCCGGGAACAGCAACACGACGTTCAAAAACATCGGCGAACAGGAAGCGGGGCGGAAGATCGTACGAGCGCTGCAAAGCGCTGATCCTGACGCCCTTATGGTCTTGCTCGGAACGGCAAGCAAACACCGAGCCCGAGCAGGGGCCGACAATGAGGATCTAAGTGATGAAGATTAACGCAATGTCACTCACCACCTCCACGCCACTATGGGCGGCCTCTGACGAGGGCGCGACCGGCGGCGATGCGACAGACGATACAGGCACGGATACGTCCGGTGACGAAGGGGAAACTCAGACCACCGAGACCGTACTAGGCGCGGGAGACGCGGGCGACACGCCCGGCGACACGACCGTTCTAGGCGACGAGGCTGGCAAGAGCGACGACGATGACGATAAGTCTGACACTGATGGCGAAACTGCGCCCGAGGACGAAGTTCCTGAAGACGGTGCGTATGATTTCAATCTGCCGGAAGGTGTCGAGCTGGATGACGATGCAAAGGCCAAATGGTCTGAGCAGTTCAAAGATCTCGGCCTCACCCGAGGCCAAGCCGACAAGTTGGTACAAGCTCAGGCCGCGCAAGTGGCACAGGAGCAGAAGGCGTATGCTGATTTCATCGCGAAACAGCAGACCGATCACCTTGACGCTGCGAAGAGCGACAGCGACATCGGGGGCGACAAGTGGGGCGAAAGTCAGCGCTTGGCGAACTTGGGTCTTAAAACGCTCGGCGGCGACGCGCTGAAAAACTTGATCCTGACATCTGGCAACGGCAACAACCCCGAGATCATCCGCGAATTGCGGCGGGTCGGAGAGATGGTAGCCGACGACAAATTCGAAAACGGATCGTCGCATGAGGCGCCCGTGACCAAAGAAAACTCTTGGTACGGCGGTACAACCCCAGACACAAAGAAAGGTTAACAAATGGCAACTCTTGGGCAAACGTATCTGACGCTGGCGGACCTTCGTCGGCAACAGAACAAAGACGACACGATCGCGGACATTATCGAGATTTTGAGCGAAGAGCTCCCTATGCTTGGCGATGGGCCGACTATCGAATGTAACTCTGGCGATGAGCATCTGACCACGATCCGCGCCGGGCTGCCGACACCGACGTGGCGCAAGCTGTATCAGGGTGTCCAACCAACCAAAGGCACCACCGCGCAAGTCAAAGACAGCACGGGCTACCTTGAAGACTGGTCTGAAGTCGACGCCAAGCTGGTCGAAAAGTCGAAGAACCCGCAGAAGTTCCGCATGAACGAAGCGACGTCCCACATCCAAGGGATTGCGCAAGAAGTCGGCGCGACGGTTATCTACGGCGACACCGACACCGACCCGGAAAAGTTCTTGGGTTTGGAGCCGCGCTACAACTCGCTGACAGCGGCGAACGGCAACCAAATCGTGGATGGTCTTGGGACGGGCTCCGACAATACGTCGATCTGGTTCGTCGGCTGGGGCGAAGGCGGTACGCACTTCCTGTATCCAGAAGGCTCTCAGGCCGGTCTGAAGCGCGAAGACAAAGGACCGCAGACCAAAGAAATGTCAGACGGCTCGCTGTACGATGTGTACCGCGAAAAGTTCTGCCAAGACATTGGTATGTCGGTTCGTGACTGGCGCGTCAACGCGCGGATCGCGAACATCGACGTCAGTGACCTGACGAACGACGCGGCGACCGGCGCAGATCTGCTCGACCTGATGGTGACGGCGTACTACCGTCTGGACAACCCCGGGCGCACAGGCGTGAACACCGTGATCTACACTTCGCGTACGATCGCAGAGTTCCTGCACAAGCAGGCCATGAACAAATCCAACGTGCAGCTGTCGCTGTCCGAAGTTGAAGGCAAGCCTATCGTCAAGTTCTTGGGGCACACGATCCGCCGCATGGACAGCATCCTCGAAACCGAGGCACGCGTCGTCTAACCGATGACCGCATAGCGCGCGCGGAATGACCCGCGCGTGCGACACACGTTAAGAACAAGGAATGAAGAAATGATCTTCGACGCACAGAGCCTGTTCTCGGACGCCCAAGCGATCACCGCTGACGCAGCGTCCACGAACATCATCGACTTCGGCGCTCCGGGCACGCCGAAACACGCAGCTGCAGCGATCACGCAAGACATCGGACGGGGACGCCCTGTCCCGGTTCGCGTCCAAGTGGTCGCATCGTTCAACACGCTGACCTCGCTGAACGTCATTGTCGAAGTCGACAACGACGTCGCGTTCGGCTCGGCGACGGCTGTAATGACCATCAACGTACCGTTGGCCTCGCTGGTCGCGGGCTACGTTCTGCCGGTGTCGTACCTGCCGCGCGGCATCAACGAGCGCTATATGCGCGTACGCTATGACGTCGTCGGCACGGACCCTACCACGGGTGCGATCACTGCCGGTCTGGTCTTCGGCAACGAAGAGTGGAGCGCATAAGATGGATGTCGTCGCGCTGCACAAAGGCAAGTTTGGTCGTATGCGTTCGCGCGGCGATACTTTCACCATCGACAACAAGCAGCAGTTTAGCAAACGGTGGATGGCAAAGGCCGGGACACCCGAGGCAAAAGCTGCCCAGCTTGACGCGCGAGACGGGAAGACGCTGACAGCGGCACAGATCGAGGCGGAAATGGCCGAAGCACTGGGGAAGGCGAAGTCGCCGACCGCAGCGCTGAAAGCGAAAGACGCACGCATCGCCGAGCTGGAAGCGACAATTGCTAAGCTGGAAGCAGCACTTGCGGAAGCAGCTGAGCAAGCACCTGCGGAAGCAGCTGCGGAAGCACCTGCGGAAGCAGCTGCGGAAGCACCTGCGGAAGCAGCGGCGCCAACACGGCGTAGCCGCCGCGCATAAAACGTGGTAGCACGACACAGGCGCGAAGCAGCCCCGAGCGCCAAGCGTTCGGGGCTTGTTACATTTAACGGAGAGTGACATGGCTGTTTCGACAAAAACTGACATCTGCAATCTGGCGCTCGATCACCTCGGGAAACCGCCGATCACTGACATCACCGAAGGAAGCCGAGAGGCGCAGACGTGTCTGCGGCAGTATGATGTCGCACGGCGGATGTGTCTGGCTCGGAGCCCGTGGACCTTTGCGCGGAAACTGCGCACGATGTCACTGCTCGACGAAAACGAGCTGTCGGATATCTGGGCGTACCGATATGACCTGCCGGATGATATGCAGCATATGCA